TTATTATTTACCCCAATTATTAGCGGGGCCCGATAGCGTTAAAACCTATATAAATAAAGGGTTCCGGGGCTATTACGGGGCCGGGCTAGCGGACCAGCCGAGGGGCGGGGCGGGTGACGGGTGGGGGGGTACCGTTACCGTATACAACCACGACATAATTTTAGGAAAATAGCACTGTCAACGGCCTATGCTTGATCCGTATGGGGGCATAGGGGCATAAAACTGTAAACCCAATGTGTCTGCATACCTATTTTGGGGGTCAGTGTTGACAAACTGTAAAGATAACACCCATATATAGCACAAATGTCGTATAATGACACTAATTAGAGTAAAAAGATGCCCTTAGCTGTTGCTATTTGTTATAATCTTTCGTATATTAGTACATAACTATAATACAAAGGTTTTAATATGCTTCTGGATGATGGAAAGACATCACTGAGTCTGGATATCAGTGTAGAAAATGACTTAGAAGTAGACGCTGAAGGCGTACTACACATTATCACATTTATCTTCGTTGAGGATAGTGATGACCCTACTGAGATACGACTAAGCTTTGAAGAAGTCATAGATAATCTGATTGATTTCTACCGTGACGATCCCGTTGAGAAAGCAGGATACCAGCAACTCTACTCAATCGCGAATGAATTCACTAGACACGCAGATCGTTTGCGCGATGTAGCTGGACAGATGGAAGATCGCAATATTTCAGGGGATATCTTTGATGCAGTCATTGACCCAAACTACAACTCCACCTTATAGCCTCTACCGCGCAGAGCGTATGGAGAATTTAGACGCTACCCAGATAGGGGAAGTAGGCGAACATTTCGTAGTCAGTGTTTTAGGTGGGTTTGGATTAGAGGTTTATAAGACAAACGGTAAAGGTTTCGATCTTCTCGTAATGGGGGACAACCCTATTAGGGTAGATGTTAAAACCAAGTCCTCTTTAGAGGGGCAAAGAATTTACAACATAAAAAAAGGCAAGAAGACAAACTACAGGGATTTTAATCCTCAAGCTTGTGACATCTTTGCCTTGGTATGTTTAGAAGATCTCTCTCTGTCATTTCACAGATCAGAGGATTATGCGGGTAAGCGTAGTATTTATGTAAATGCCGATAGGCACAGTGCTACAGATCCGTATGAAAGTTGGGTGTCTGCAACGGACATAAAAAAAGCCGAGTGGGCTATATAGTATATATACCCTCGGCCGAACACGTTCTTATTTTAGCATGGATTTTCCATTCTGTCTATAGTAATTCTGTTATAATTGTCACATGATGCCCGTAGCAAACAAAAGTTAATTAGTCAACAAGTGTTGCTAATTGACAATATTAATGGTATAACAAGCGACAGGTACAATGGCTAAACTAAAAAAGCCCGAACCTTCACAAGCAATTAACCTCGTATATATAAGAGCGGCGATACTAGCCAACACAGGCGTAAAGCTCACCTTAGAAGAAGTACGAAGGTATCTTGTAGAAGAAAAGATAATCACTCCTAAACAGGCCGTGCATAACGCGCAAATCTTCAGAGGTTACTCTGATTATTACGGTTTAGAGGATTATTCCGTTGATCTCTCCCGTGAAGATGACAGCATTTTTAAAACAAAATAAAAGGCAGGAACATGAAAGTTACTAAAGCAAATTGTGGCGCATCCGTGAAAGCGGCTAATGGCGGATACATGAAAGTGAAGAAGACGGGCTACAATCAAGGTGGTGCGGCTTCTAAGAAGAAATCCGATATGGATGATCGTTCTAAGTACGCGAAACGTGCTGAAGGCGTAAAGGCATCCAAAGGCGGAATGGCTTCAAAAAAAAAAGTAAAAAAATATAACCAAGGCGGAGCGGCGGGCCGTGTTGCAGTAAACGTATGTAATGCGTGTTCAACACCGAAGAAGTGCACGTCTAATGGTCGTTGCGTTAAATCAGGTAAGAAGCTTACTTAATGCCTAAATTATGCGCCAGAGGTAAGCGGGCCGCTAAATCCCGCTACGATAAATATCCATCAGCTTATGCGAACGGCCATGCTGTCCGTGTTTGCAAAGGGGATATTGCTGGTCTTGATGGCAAGAAGAAGTCATCTGGCGTCTACGCTCAAGGCGGTGGTTATGTAATGAGCAAAGGCGGTCTTGCAGAATGGTTCGGACAGAACGATGGCAAGGGCTGGGTTGATTGCAAGACAGGTAAGCCGTGTGGTCGAAAGAAGGGTGAGAAACGTGGTTATCCAGCGTGTCGCCCAACAATGGCCCAATGTAAAAAGTCAAAGCCTAAAACGGCGAAGACGAGCGGCAAACGAGTATCGTGGACTAAGCCGCCGAAATAAGCGAGGGGATATAATGGCTAATAAGCCAGTAGATAAAAAGAAAATGGCTTGCAACAAACCTCGCCGTACCTCGGGCGGATCTAAGAAGTTTGTTGTTAAAGCGTGTCAGAATGGCACGGAAAAAATTGTAAGGTTTGGAGATCCCAATATGAGGATCAAGAAGTCCAACCCCAAACGCCGTAAGTCTTTCAGGGCTCGGCACGGTTGTGACAAAGCAGGGGCGAAGAATAAATTAACGGCAAAATACTGGTCATGTAAAAAGTGGTAATGGGATGGAATTAGACATACGGATGCTAATTACACTTGGGGGAATATTAGCAAGTGTAGTATCAGCGTCGGCAATAGCGAGGCAACAGATTAAGCATCTGGAAGAAGAGTTAAAAGAATTAAAGTCTTTCACTAATAAGATGGAGCTCCGTCTAGATCGCAATGATATGACAACCAGCATTAATGAGCAAAAGCTCACTGAGTTGTCCGTGGTTTCTTCTCCGAAAGAGAGAGAAGGATTAGTTAGGGAATTGGAAGGTTTAAAAAAAGATATTGCCTTTCTTAACAAAACAGGTAATAATTAATGTCAGAAGAGAAGCAATATACGGAAAAACAAAACGCCTTTCTTGAGGCCCTAGTTGGGGAAGCAAGAGGGGATATTCGTTCTGCTATGAGAAGTGCAGGTTACTCTGATTCCACGAAAGTGCATGAAGTAGTTAATCCTCTCCGAAATGAGATTGTTGAGCGAGCTAGTATGATGCTTGCAATGAATGCACCTAGAGCAACATTTTCTATGATAGACGTTTTGCATGATCCAGCGGCTATGGGGGCTCGCAACGCAGTTGCGGCGGCGCGTGAAATTTTAGATCGTTCTGGTTTGGTCAAGAAAGAACAAATTGAAGTTAAGGGGCCAGAGGGCGGTATATTTATTTTACCCCCAAAACAAACAGAGCCTGTAGATAATGAGCAAGACGAAACCTAATTTTTGGGATAACAAAAAAAGACCTAATGAAACTGCAAAAATTCCATACGGCTATAGAGCCAGTGAAGATGATCTACTTGTACTTGTGGCAAACGATGAAATCGTGGTGCACGTCGAGCAAGCAATGGATTATCTCGACAATGGGCAAAGTTACAGGGAAGTCGCTAATTGGCTCTCTGAAACTACTGGCGAAAAGATCAGTCATCAAGGCATTGCTAATATTTGGAAACGCGCTCGCGGCGATACTAGCTCGCGCTCTAGACAGCTTAGAGCTAATAAACGTAAGACTGCGCCAAAAACTAAAGAACAACGAGAACTCGCAAGCCTAAAGAAAAAAGAAGCGGCGGCGAAGCGTAGCTTAACCGTAACTAAGAAAAAATTAGGACAGCTAAAAGAACATGATGAAAATCAATCCGAGCCCAACACCCCGACACACACATATAACGAGGGGGTTAGTGGCGGATTAGATTTTGATGCTAAACCAAAAGGTAAACAGGTTGTATTCGCCCCTAACAAGGGCCCGCAAACAGAATTTTTATCGGCATCAGAAAGAGAAGTCCTATACGGCGGAAGTGCGGGCGGGGGTAAGAGCGCAGGATTGCTCGCAGACCCCTTGCGATACTTCTCAGTACCAAGTTTCAACGGGTTGTTACTCAGACGAACTAACGACGAACTTAGAGAACTCGTCTGGGCTAGCCAAGAGCTTTATCCGAAAGCGTACCCGGGAGCGAAATGGGCGGAGAAGAAGAGCCAATGGACGTTCCCAAGCGGAGCCCGATTATGGATGACTTACCTAGAACGTCCTGAAGACGTTTTACGTTACCAAGGTCAGGCGTTTAGCTGGATAGGTTTTGACGAATTAACGCAACACCCAACAAGTTTTGCGTGGGATTACATGAGATCCCGATTAAGAACAACAGACCCAAACTTGCCTATCTTTATGAGGGCAACAACAAACCCGGGAGGCCCCGGGCATTCTTGGGTCAAGCAGATGTTTATCGATCCAGCCCCTGCAAACAAAACGTTTGTGGCTAAAGATCCAGAAACAGGAAAGGACTTAGTATACCCTGATGGTCACGAGAAAGCTGGGGAGCCTTTATTTTACCGTAGGTTTATTCCTGCAAGCTTGTACGACAATCCCTACCTTACCGAAGATGGGGCGTATGAGGCCAACCTTTTATCTCTTCCCGAGAATCAAAGGCGGCAACTTTTGGAAGGCGATTGGGCCATCGCAGATGGCGCGGCGTTCCCCGAGTTCCGACAGTTACACCATGTGGTTGAGCCTTTTGAAATACCATCAGACTGGCGGAGATTTAGATCATGTGACTATGGATATTCGTCGTATTCGGCAGTCCATTGGTTCGCGATAGATCCATCGTATGGAACGTTAATTGTATACCGTGAGCTTTATGTATCTAAACACACAGGCCGAGATCTAGCAAAGGCAATTCTTCAGTTAGAGCGCGGTGAACAGATGGAATATGGTATACTAGACTCCAGTTGTTGGCATAACCGAGGTCAAATAGGGCCTAGTATAGCCGAAGAAATGATCTCAGAAGGATGTCGATGGCGTCCTAGTGATCGTAGCGCAGGAGCAAGAGTAGCAGGGCGCAACAGGTTTCACGAAGTCTTAAAGTATGACGAAGAAACTAAAATGCCCGGTATAGTGTTTTTTGACACTTGCCGACAGATAATAGCGGATTTGCCTGTCATACCTAGTGACCCCAAAGGGGGCGACGATATCGACGCTAGATATCGGAGTGACCACACATACGACAGCGTAAGGTACGGGATTATGTCCCGTCCAAGGGCAAAATCGCCATTTGATGATTGGGCGAAAGATAAAACGGAACCTAGCTGGAAGCCCGCTAGCATGAGCTTTGGATATTAAAAAATATGGCAATAGTAGATAAACCAGAAGAATACTCAATTGATAATAACTCCGCTTCATTTGCAGAAGGAGATGACGTAGCTCAAGAAAATCTTGAGATGGATGGGGTAGTCGGATGGATAGAAAGTCGTTACTCAAATTCAAACAAGTGGCGTGATCAAGATGAGTCCAGATGGTTGAAAGCCTACCGCAATTACCGTGGTATATATGGCCCTGAAACTCAGTTTACTGATTCAGAAAAATCACAAGCATTTATTAAAATTACAAAGACAAAAGTTTTAGCGGCTTACGCTCAAATCGTTGACGTATTATTCGCAGGTTCTAAGTTCCCTATTGGAATTGAATCACCAAAAAATACTTTAAATGTTGCTGACTCCGTTTCATTTGATCCTAAAGAAGTTACTGAAGATAAGGTAGCAGAAGTCACTGGTGCTAAAGTATCAGCAACTATTGCTCGCCCAGACATCATGGAACGTCTCGGGCCACTTAATAAAGATTTATCGCGTGTAGAAGAAGATCTCCGCGAAGGTGCAGGTAAGACACCTACTTCATTCACATTTGAGCCAGCTAAAGAAATAGCTCGTGGAATGGAAAAGCTTATCCATGATCAATTAGAAGAAAGTGATGCAAGCAAGCATTTGCGTAACGTTGCTTTTGAAATGTCTTTGTTCGGCACAGGTATTTTGAAGGGCCCTTTTGCCTTCGATAAGGAATACCCACGGTGGGATGAAGAGGGTGAATATGATCCTTTATTCAAAGTTATTCCGAAAATCGAGTCTGTTTCTATCTGGGATTTCTACCCAGATCCAGACGCACGGAATATCAACGAGGCGGAGTACGTTATTCAGCGTCACCGTTTGAGTCGTACTCAGCTTCGTGCCTTAAACAGCCGCCCTCATTTCCGTGAAGAGTCGATTGAAATAGCTATTGAGTACGGTGCGAATTACCAGCCTGAATATTGGGAAACTGCACTAGAAGATAATGATATGAACCCTGATGTGAACCGCTTTGAGGTTCTAGAATATTGGGGAATGATAGATTTAGAAACTGCTCAGGAAGCAGACATAGATATTCCTGAGAAGTATTTTGATCGCGAAGAGATACAAGTAAATGCATGGGTTTGTAATGGTCAGCTACTACGTTTGGTAGTTAACCCGTTTACCCCAAGCCGTATCCCTTTCCATGCAGTTCCATACGAAGTTAACCCCTACTCTTTCTTTGGAGTTGGTCTAGCTGAGAACATGGAAGACACCCAAGAAATTATGAATGGGTTTATGAGGATGTCGATAGACAATGCGGCGTTGTCATCTAACCTGTTGATAGAGATAGACGAGACAAATCTCGTCCCCGGACAAGACCTTTCTGTGTACCCCGGTAAAATTTTTCGGCGTCAGGCAGGGGCCCCGGGTCAAGCTATCTTCGGAACTAAGTTCCCTAACGTGACTAATGAATGTCTAATGATGTTCGATAAGGCTCGTCAGCTTAGTGATGAAGCTACAGGTATGCCTTCATATTCACACGGTATGTCAGGTGTGATGTCTGTCGGTAGAACCGCTAGTGGTATGTCTATGTTGATGGGCGCGGCCGCACAGAATATTAAAGCAATTGTCCGTAATATGGATGATTATATGTTAGCTCCGTTAGGGCGAGCATTGTTTGCATTTAATATGCAATTCTCTTTTGATAAAGATGTAGCCAAAGGTAATCTAGAAGTTACGGCTCGTGGCACTGAAAGCCTGATGCGTAACGAAGTACGTTCACAACGCTTGCTACAGTTTATGCAGATGACTGCAAATCCTGCGATGGCTCCATTTGTTAAGTATGATTACATTCTTAGAGAGCTATCAGCTTCTATGGATCTGGATGAAGAAAAGATCCTAAATGATCCACGCGAAGCGGCAATTCAAGCTAAAATGATGGCTGAAATAGCGGCTCTTATGCCTCAACCACCGCAAGGTGGCGCAGAAGGCCCGCTACCAGCGGGTATGGGTGATCCAACAGGAAATGGTGGTGGAAATATAGCACCGGGAGCGGCTCCAGAACCGGGAGCTCAAGGATTTGCTGGCGCAGGGGGTGGTGATAATGGTGGGCAACAACCTGCACCTCAACAAGCACCACAGCCACAAGGCCCTGCACAATAATGGATATTAAAACTGCAAAAGAAATTTTACCGCTTGTTAATAATGTAGATCACTACCCTCTTCTACAAAAGTATGTGGCGATGCGGATTGAGGCAATGCGAGGGTATTTAGAAAATACAAAAGAACACGACAAAATATTGGAAATACAAGGATCAATTGCAGAGCTTCGTAGGTTCCAAACATTGCGTGAACAAGCAATTGAGGGAGCAAAAAATGGATGAACAAATGATGACAACAAAAGGTCGTAAAGTTTATCAAGACGAAGAAACTGGCGAGAATTACTCTGAGCGTTCTATTACGTTTGAAACAGAGAATGGGTGGATCACCATCCCAACTGTTGATTCTGAGGGTAACCAATATAGCCAAAGTGAGCTTGAAGATTTTGTTCGTGAGAATGGCCCCATTGATCCTCTCACAGGTGAAGAGCTTCCTTTGTTTGAGACTGTGGAAGACGCAGAAGCATATGCTCAAAATCGCAGTGATAATTTGATGCCTGATGGTGAAGAGCCTGAAATGGAAATGTACCACGGTGGTATGGCGTGTGGTTGTGATGGCGGCGATGAATGTGATTGTGGCATGGGCAACGTAGGATATGACGAAGTATCTGGTAACCCTGTACCCGCTGGTTCAAATGAAATGAATGTGCGTGATGATATTCCTGCCGTACTGAGCGATGGCGAATACGTCGTTCCCGCTGATGTGGTCAGATACCACGGCTTGAAAACATTCATGGGACTTCGTGATGAAGCGAAGATGGGCTTGATGATGATGCAAGCTGAAGGACAAATTAAATCTCTAGAAGACGAAGAAGAAGAGCATGAAACCGTAGAGTGCCCAACTTGTGAGGGCACAGGAATGGTTGATGGTGCCGAGTGTGAGCACTGTGAAGGTTACGGATATCACTACGCTGACGAAATTGAATACGAAGAAGAAGATAGTGATGAAGATGTTGCTGAAGAAGAGGAGTATGAAACTCCCGAAGGCAATAAGGTGGACATGGCAGTTAACGATGTCGTGGAAGAATTTATGTCGCCTGATGACGTTGAAGATGAAGAAGAGGAAGACTTGTACCCAACTGAAGAAGGTCAATTTACTTACAAACCTTCGGTGAAATTCGCCGTGATGAAGATGAAGTAAAACACACAATTTGCGTGGGAACGGGCTACCCGCAGACCCTCTCAATTCCGAGAGCTACTTTGAGGCCCCCAAGGAGTAAATATGGCTAAGTACCAAGGTGCGTATCGCGATGAAGCGGACGCAGAAGAAAACGTGCAAGATCTTATGCAAGAAAACGCACAAGAAGATAATATAAATGCAGACCCAGAAGAGGGCTCATTTAAAAAACGATACGGCGATCTTCGTCGGCATATGCAACAGTCTATGCAACAGAAGGACGCTCAATTAAACCAGATGCAAGAGCAACTAGCTCAAGCAACTAAGCAACAAATTAAGTTTCCTAAAACTGAGGAAGAAGTGGCGGCTTGGTCTACCAAGTACCCAGATGTTGCAAAAATTATCGATACCATTGCTCAAAAGCGTGTGCAGGAAGCTTTGGCTATCGGAGAAGTAGAGCTCAATAAAGTTAAACAGCTTGAGGTTAAGATTAACCGTGAAAAAGCTGAAAAAGAACTGAGAGATACCCATCCAGACTTTGATAAGATCCGTTCTAACAAAGATTTCCATGATTGGGTAATGGAACAACCTCAATATGTTCAAGATGCTCTATACAAAAATAACACTGATGCTAGAGCGGCTTCTCGTGCAATTGATTTGTACAAAGCCGATAAAGGCATAAAGCGCAAACGTAAGGCTAGTCCGCAAGATGCGGCACGTTCAGTCGGGCGTACAAGCAGTGCTAATGCTCCAGTATCAGGACGTGCTCGTTTCACAGAGAGCCAAGTAGGGAAAATGTCTGCAAAAGAATATGATGCTAATGAAGACGCAATACTTGAATCAATGCGAAATAACTCGTTTGTTTACGACATATCTGGGGGAGCTCGGTAATATCACTTGTAAAGGTACGAAACTCGTGGTATACTAA